CCGTATCACCTCTTTTCTTTATGGATTGCTCCGTCCGCTGGACGGTATCAGCACTTTTCGTCTGGAGGGGGGGGTGCGCCTGCCGGACCCCCCCCACGTCACCACCGCCGCCGGTGATGTTCACCGTTCCGGCACTGGCCGTAATCGTGCTGGCGGACAGTTCCAAGGTGCCCGCCGCCTTGATGGTGATTCCCGCCGGGGAGTTTACCGTCACGGCTCCGCTTTCGCTGATCGGAACGGTTGCGCCGCCCACCTTGATTTCCAGGCTCTTTGCTTCGAGAATGTGCTTCCCGTCCACATGGTCCGTCAGTTCTTTTGCGTTTGCATCAAACTTTCGGTATGCTTGTCCATCCTTGTTGGAGAACTCCTTGCGGTAGATGCCCTTCTTGCCCTCCGCCGGTTTGATTTTCTCGTTCCAGATCGTGCCTATCACCACCGCATCTTCCGGGCTATCCCCGGGGTGCAGCACAAGCACCATATCTTCCACTTCCGGCGTTCGATACTCCCGGTTGGAGAGAAACGGCACCATCTCGGTCACGGTATCGTCACGATCCGGGTAGTGAATCTCGCAAAGGCCGTTCTCGTAGTCGATGGAACTCACATAGCCCACTCTAACTTCGCTCATGCAAATTCCTCCTGTTCCACCTTGCTGGCCTTGACCTGGGTTTTATACCCGCCGGATGGCGAATAGCTATGCTCCATCTCGTCGATGAAGTATTTCCCGGCCATTTTCCCGAAGCCCACCACGTTGATGCACTGCGCCGATGCTCCCACCGGGTAGCCCGGAATCGTGAAGCTGATGGTCGTTGCACCGTGGTTGGCGTTTTTGAGCTTGGCAATCAGCCGGGCTTTTGCGTCTGCCTCACTGCTCACCTTGCCGGAAAGTTTCAGCTGCCGTTCCTCGGTGCCCACCTTGACGTTGATATTGATTTTCTTGGTCTTGTTGGTATAGGTGTACACGCCGCCGGTGTAGGTGCCCGTCAACTTGGTACTCCACTTGAAGCTGCCCCGCTCCACGCACAGCGCGGTCGGATTCCCGGGCGGAGCCGCCTCGTATACCGTCCAGACCGCATCCTTCGCTTTGTACTTCTCCCGGTCATAGACCCACAGCTTTGCAGCGTAGACCTTGATAACCAGGGCGTAGGTGTCGCAGAGATCCTGCAGGAATGAACTGTCGGTGGCATCCTGTTCCTTGGCGTCAATGTCGTGGTCGTCGCCGTCGAACTCAAAATCCAGCCCGTACCGCCCGGCAATGGTTTCCGCAATTTTCTTTACGCTGGTCTTTTTCCAGGTGAAGGTGCGGTTCCGTTCACTGAAGCTGGTATCGTTCGGCTTTGCCACGCCGCCCATTGTCAGGGTGTCCGGGGTGCTGGAAAAGCTCATGTCGTCCAGCACAAATGCGCCGCATTCGGCACTGTAATCCCGGTAGCCGCTGCTCACCCCTCCAATGTTCCAGTCCTTGACTACGATGGTCGGGTAGAGTTTCACACCCTTTTCCGGCATCCAATCATTCTTCCACTTGTCGGCTTTGGCATTCACCGTAATACTCACGCTGTCGCTCTGCGATGCTGCGGCATCCGTATACCGAAAACTTTCAATGTCAGGTGCGATCTCTGCCGAAACATCTTTGTTTTCATATTTCAGCAGGATCGTTGCCTGACGGCCTTTGGGTCTCGCTATTGCCAACATCATGCTCATGCCCCCGCTTTCCACGGCGGCAGGGTGCCGCTCTTTTCAGCCGGGAGAGCCGGTGTTGACAACACCAGCCCGGAATCGAACCGGGTAAATTCGATATACTCAGGATTGGCCTGCATCAGCCAGTCAGCTTTCAACTCGCTGCCGTACACATTGTAGGCAATCTGATCCCATGTGTCGCCGGACTTCGTTGTGTAATCAAGTGCCATATTGTGTGCGCCTCTTTTCACGTTCGTACCGTTCCACATACTCACAGAACCGCTCGTACCCGTCATCCATGAGAGAACGCAGGTCTTCCGGGTCCATGCTTCCGTAGATGATGAAGTTCGGAGCGTAAACGTAGGTGTTGCCGCTGGAACTGGTATAGCTTCGCTGATAGCCTCCCGTTCCGCCGGGCTGCCCGGAGCCGGAGTTTGTGCCATTGTCGCCCGTGATGGACGGCACTTCCACCTCCTGCTGGTGATCCCGCAGGTTTTCCAGCATGGCAAGGTTCTGCCGCGTCAAGGCCGCATCACCCGCCGTCGGGAAGAAGGTGAGGTTGCTCAAATCGTAACCGTCCAAATCAGACAGCCGCTCAAGCTGCGCCTGCGCCACATCTGCCCTTCGAGCAAAGCTCAATGCCTGCTGCACTCTGGAATTATCCAGCACCTTCTGCGCCGTTGCGTTGCCCGATGCCGCTGCACCTTCCAGTGCATCCGCCGCATAGTTGGCAAGTTCCGTCGTGCGCCGGAACGCCACACCGAAGTCAGAGCCTTGGATCATAGCCGATGCAATGGGAACGCCCAGCATCTTGCCAGCCTGCATCCATGTGTCGATGTTCTGCTCACGCTGAGAGCGGCGGAAACTGATGATTGCTTCGGTGCCTGCTTCGCCAGCCAGAGACGGCCCATTGGTAAAGCCGCCGTCCGCAAACTTCGGCAGGGTCACTTCGGTCAGGTTGAAGCCGAACCGCTTTCCGCCCAGAGCGGGCACCCAATCGGGAACCGTGAAGTTGATCTTGTTCAGTGTGCGGATGATTGCGTTCACCACGTTCACCACAACGCCGACAATGCCCTTCACCAGCCCGATGATGCCCAGTACCACAGGCTCCGCCACCGGCAGCAGCTTACCGATCACGTCAATTACCGTCTTGATGGCATTCACAAGAACTGTGCCCACCAGACTTACGACGGTAGAAAGCAGCGGCATGACCGCCGGGATGCCCTGGTTCACAACAAAGCCGAACACCTCTACCAGCAACGGCTTGATGTGGTTCGCTCCAAGGTCTACAATCTGGCCGAACACACCAGCAAAGGACTGGATCAGCGGCATAACCGTCTGGATGGCGGGCATCGCCGCACCGAACACATCACCGAGATTCAGACCGCCGATGTTGAAGCCAGACAATTTCTGCTGGATGCTCTGCAGCCCTTCCGGGGTGGTGAGCTGGCCGAAGACCTGCTTGGTCGTGTCGCCGACGCCAGAGATTTTCCCGGTGAACTGATCGAAGACAGCAAGCCCACCCTCGCCGAATATCTGACCGACGATGTTCCGCACGTCTTCAAAATGGTCGCCCAGCAGAGATACCACCGCCACCATGGTTCCAAGGCTCGTAATTGCCGGGCCGAAGGTTCCAAGCAGCGACATAAATCCGCCGCCCAGCTTTCCAGCCACAGCTCCAATGCCGCCCGTCAGGTTCAGGCCGCCTTTGCCAAAGACAGCCTTTGCGCCAGCACCAAGGACGTTTCCAATGGTCGCCGTCGCTGTGCCCGCCGGGTTCGCTGCTGCGATCATGGCATTCATTGCATTGGTTGGAATGTTCGCCACATTGTTGATGTAGCCAGCCGCTCCGAAGATTTTCCCAGCAACGGCCTGCATCGGCTTTTTCTTCCCGCTCGTCAACGCATCCGAGTTCAAAGCACCGATCACGCCGCCTGCCAAAGAACTCAGCCGCCCTGCGATACCGCCTTGCCCGGAACTGTTCGCCATCCATGCGCCCATCTTTGCCGATTTCAGGATATTGCTACGATTGCTCCATAGCCCGCTGCCGCCGGAAACTGTGTTCTGGAAAAGGCTGGTCGGACTGAGCAACCCCATCAGGTTGCCGACGGTAATCCCGCCGAACTTTCCGCCCGGGGCACCACTGGCCTTGCCGCCCAGCGTCAGGTTCTTCACCACGCTCAGCGCAGTGCTTCCCGCGCTGTATGCAGTAGGAGCCATGCTCATAGCGGCCAGCGTTGCCAGAATTGCACCGATTGCGCCTGCGGCTTCCGGGCCGTGGTCGGTCAGGTAGTCAATACCCTGCTGAATCCATGGCAATGCTCCCTGTACCGCCCCGCCGATGCCTTCAACTGCCGTGCGCAGCAGGGGTAGGATGGAGTTTGCCAGATTGGACAGGTCGGGCAAACTCTCGTCGATTCCCTTGTAGATGTCCAGCTGTAGGCGGGTCAGTTCCTTTTGCGCTGGTAAGAGCTGCTCTCCAAGGTCTTGCATCAGCACAGTCTTGGCGTTATCCCGCATGGTGCGCAGGCTTTCTTCCGTTCCCGTGTTGATGGCAAACTCCCGCTCCATGCTGTTCGCATAAGCAGCCTCATCGCTGACTTCCGATAGGGTCTTCATCAGCAGATCAAGGTTGTTCGTTACCTTTGCCGATCCTTCAACTGCCCATTGGTTGAACAATGTGTTCAGCGCGGCGATTTTCCGTTCATCCGGCAGCTGGTTGACAGCACCGAAAACCTTCATCAAAGTTCCCGTGCCGTCCGTCTGCATTGACTTTGCAACGCCCTCTGCCGTAAATCCCAGTTCTTCCCACATCTCCTTTTGAGCTTTCGTTGCACTGCTGCCCTTGGAAATGTTGGTATAGATTCTGGAAATCGTAGTGCCGGTACGTTCCGTATCAACGCCGGTAGCCTGCATCGCCGTTGCAATGGCCGCAGTGGTCGATGGATCAACACCGGCAAGCTGACCGATGGAAGCTGATTTGTTCACACTGGATGCAATTTCCGCCGCCGTGGTTGCGTTATTGGCACCCAAATAGTTAATCTGATTCATCAGCCGCATAACGTCGTCGTGGGAGTAGTTGACCTTATTGCCGTCAGCATCTCTCTTTGTGAAAGACGCTTCCCACTTCGCCATGTAGTCACCGGCGGTCTGGTCGTCCAAATCCATTGCCGTGGCTGCCACAGCGGTATCGCGGAGGATGCCAGTCTTGGTTTGCTCAGTCACGTCCTTGCCAGACTGACCCAGCGCAGCACTCATAGTCGTAAGCTGCTCTGTGGTGCGGGGGATGTCCATACTAAGCCGCTGGATGTAGTTCTCCATATCGGAGTAGTTCTGCTTGAACGTCTTTCCGTTGTCAGCTATCGCATCGGACACCTTGCCGCTTGCATCTGCCAGACCATTCACATAGCGCACGACCGGGGCCATCTGCGCTTCCAGCTTGGATGCCTCGTTCGTCACCCGCTTCATGCCTACCAACACACTGCCTGTCAGCGCAGCGGCCAGCCCAAGCCCTGCCTTGCCGATGACACCTATCGTGTTGGCTACCGTACTCGCAAGAGAGTTGGTTGTCCGTAGCCCGCCCGTCAGGGAGTTTGTCAGCCCCTTCACCTGGCTTATGCTTTTCGCCAGAGAAGGATCGACCTTGCCCATAATGCGGATGCTGAGGTCTAACGCGCCATTTCCTGCCATACCTCGGACACCTCCTCACACAGCTGGATCAATTCTTTCCTCGGCATGGAAAGATAGTCGGTCATGTTAGAGTGCGTGGCAATAGACAGCTGAATTGCCGCCCGGCGCAGAGCCTTGGCTCCACCCTTTACTCGAAAAAATCCGCATCCACGGCATCACGCAGTTTTGCCGCCTCGCACAGGGGCAGACCCGTGAAATAGTCCACCGGGTAGCCGGTGCCCATGCTGGCGATGATGCACACATAGGCATAGTTGTGCCCGGTGTTCACCGGGGTAAAGCCATAACCCGCCAGGCGATTCTCCGCCATGGATTCACTCATGGTGTTCAGTTCACCTACGCCGGACAGATCGACGCTCTCAAAGGTTTTGCCTTTGATGTCGGCTTTTTCCTCACCGTTGTAGGTGTATGGCGCGTCGAACTTGACGATATGCTTGGCGGGGTCGCTCTTGGTCTTGGCGTTCAGGCTCAGCAGGATTGCCGTCTGCACCTGCTTGATCTTGGCGCGTGGCATGAGCTTGAAGAACTCAACGGGCTTGCCGCTGGCCTTGGTCGCCATCTCCTGTGCAAAGGACGTGGTTGCTTCCAGTGCAGCCAGAGAAGCAAGCTCGTTGGCGAGGCTCTTCTGGATGTCGATCATATCCTGGATCGTCAGCTTATCCATGCCGGAGAGGTCAACCTCGGTGTACTCGGTGCCCTCGAAGCTGTACGGTTTTGCGAACTTAACGATATTGCCCATCTTGATGTTCCTTTCTCTAAAAAGAATCAGCCGCCCCACAGTGGAGCGGCTGAATTTCCAACTTATCAGATCAGCGCGTTTACTTCGGCGAGGATGTCCTCACCATCAACATAGTAGCGACCAGCGTACTTGTCGATGTCGATGACGGTCACGCCGTCGATCTCGACAAGATAGCGGGTCACTTCCAGCGTAGTGGAACTGTCCATGGTGGATGCCCGCTTCAGCTTGCCGGGGTCAAGCTCTTTCGGCTTGCCGCCCAGCACAATGCGCAGGCCCTTGTAAGTATAGCCGCCGTCTTTGTCTTCGTTCTGCATAGCAGCACGAAGGGTAATCTGCACAGAGCGGCCGGGATGCAGCATCTTGGTGGCATAGCTGTACAGCGTGTTCCAGGTCAGGGTGGCTTCCATGCTCTCAAACTGACCCGGCACAGGGCTGTCAACATCGCCGCCGATACCCATGCCGTTGACGGTGGTGGTCTTGTTTTTGATCTTGGGCAGCGTGACTTCATCTGCCAAGCCGATCATCTTGTCGTCCCCGGTGTAGGCATTGTAGTTATTAACGACCTGGGGGACGAGGTTGCTCGAAATATTCAGGCTCATCGTTCATATCCTCCTATCACAGATTCAGGGCAGTAACCAGCGAGGATGCCTCATACTCCATCGTGACATTCACCTGTTTCAGAGGCGGGAACGGAGTGCAGTAGAGGTAGAAGTGGTAGTGACCCGCCACCAGTTCAGCGGCGGTGTTCTTCTCGGTGTCGGCCACCATGCGGTAGCTGGCGCAGGCTTCCTCCGAGACATACTTGCTGCCCTTCATGTTCTCGCTGTCAATGATGGACTGCAGCCGCTTGGGATTCATGGGCTTGTCCAGCTTGCTCATGTTATCCAGAACAAAGCTGGTCCATGCGTAGTTGAAGAAGCGGCGGATGCACAGGAACATATCCTTCGGGTCGGTGTTTTTCGGGTAGGCGGCAGTTTCATTGCCCCAAATCACAAAGTCGGTGCCAGAACGGATGAAGGTTGCGATGCCCTGATCGTTCAGGAAGGTGCCCTGCTCCTGATCCAGCAGTACTTCCGTGCCGTCTTCCAGACAAGCGGCAGAGATAGGAACGGTAACATTGGAAGGGCTTGCAACGGGGCGGTCTCCGTTCTGACCGTCGTTGTACACGGTTGCCGCCGCTGCCATAGAACTGCCGCTGTACACAGTTTTACCAACCTTGGTGTACAGCCACAGGGGATATGCTTCGCGGGAGGTTGCCGTCTGCTTCGTCTTCTGCTCCGCAACATCGGTGTACTTCTGTGCGCCATCGGCACTACAATCCAGGTCGATGTAACACACCGCGTCGAAAAGGCCATTGATCTTGCGGCACTTGGCCTGCAACGCAGCACAGACCTGTGCGTTTTTGGAAAAACGCGGGGCCAGCAGAATAGCGGGTGCCTTGCTCAGCTTGGGATAAACCTGACGAATGACCTCAAGACCAGTCTCTGCGCCAGTGGCGATGTTCACGCCGCCAACAATGTCATCTGCGGTCACTTTGGACGCATCCAGGATAGAGCCGGAAACGGTCAGCGTGGTTGCGCCATCACCTGCGCCGCCGGTGATAAGGGCAAGGCTCACCGTGCCGTCATCGTTGAAGCTGGCGATGTAATCCACATCTGCCACCAGCGCAGTGATGCCATTCTTCACCACCAGCTTTTCCAGCAGAATGCCTACCTTGTCGATCTCGGCAACGCCGTCATTGACCTGTACAGAGGTTTCGTCCAGAGCGGTGACGTGCTTCTTATTCGTTGGATCAAGAACATTGACCACGACGATAGGGGCAACGCCCACAACCTGGAAGTTAGCACTCACTGCTTCGCAAAGGGTATACTTTGCAAAGTCATTGGACCAGCCCAACGCCGCCACAGCCTCCTTATAGGTGCTGACATACAGCGGGGTATTTGCTGCTGCCGCCGGATTTGCCAGCTGGTTGACAGGCGCAGTACCCACGATGATCTGCAAGCCAGAGCTGACCTGTACCGGCGCGGAAATGCTGGTGGTCGCTTCGGTCAGATTAAAGCCATGAGAAACAGCCATAGTTCACATCCTCCTTACTCTGCTGCCGTAGTGTTCGTGACAGCATCTTTCAGCAGAGCATCCGCCCGCTGATAGAGGGTGTTCTCCCTGGTGCCGTCCTGCTCGACCTTCACCCGCATCTCTGCGAACCTCTCACGGGGAACCGTCAAGGCTTTCAGCACAGGGATTGCCTCCATCTTCTCCGCCAGCTTCGCGGGCACACCGCCCACAAAAACGGTGTACTGCGGAGCCAGACCTTTGATGGTCGGGCCACAGTACACCACAGCTTCTTCCTGCACCGCCGCGGCTTTCTTTGCCGCCGCAGTGGTTTTCTTTTCATCACTCATATCAGAGCCTCCACTTCTTCGTTTTTCAAACCGTTCGGGGTTTTGCAAATGAGGTTCACGATTCCCCAATAGTAGTAGTCTGCGTCATCGTCCGAAAGCTCCCATTTCCGGGGGTATGACACTTCAAAAGCACCGCCGAAAATCGGCTTCCGCTTGAAGTGCTGCATAATAGTTTCTTTCACGTTCACGGTGTCTACATACCCTTGTCGGTCAATTCCGCGGTCATAGCAGCAGATCACAAGCTGCAACAGGACAAGTTGCGGGTCATGCTCGTTGTCCTGTTCGCCGCTGCTCTCTATTACTATGATGCAGGGGTAAGGGGAATCGTTTGTATCCGCCTCATCATCGTCGGTCGTCTGGATTGGCAGGAACTGCTTGAAGATTTGCAGTGGTTTGGGGCTTTCCTGCCCGCCAAACGTCATTCCCCGGAAAAGTTCAGTCAATTCGTCGATCATGGCCTGCTGGCACATCTCGCTGGTATATCCAGCGATTTTCTCCGCCATATCAGATCACGCCCTTTCGCTTCGCATTGGCAATCAACTGCCGAACGCGCCGTTCGGTGTTGTCCTGCAACATCTGCTCCACTGTCTGTTCCTGCATCTCCCACACAGTATGGTGCATGGCAGAGCCGGAAGGGCTGGGCATCGTCACAAGTTTCTCATTGGGCTTCCAGCGTTTCTTGCCGCTGGCGGTATAGTCTTTGTCAGCCGGTACGCCAAGCTGCCGCTGAACCATACCGATATGCCCAGACTGGAATTTCACAAGGAAGCCCTTGCTCTTGCTGCTCGTGCCGCCAAGGTCAATCATCGGGCTGCCTTTCAGGACGTGTGCCTGGAAAAATGGCGGCGCATTGCGGACAGATGGACCCATATAGGGTTTTGTGGGGCTGGTTCGGAAATAGCCCAGGTCTGCCCGGAATGCGCCGGGGTCGTTTTTCATAATGGCAAGGATTGCCGCCGGGCGGCGGTTTGTGGCTTTCTGCCTTTGGCGCAGGTCTTCGATCATGCGCTTTCCGGCAGCATTGAGATCATACCGTTCCTTCACTTCCTGCAGCATCAGCTTTCGGGTCTGCCGCGCCGTGGTGTTGATCGCCACTTTCAGTGCCGCCGGGGTTTTGTCCGCCAGCACTCCGAGGGCACGGGCAACCTGTTCATCGTCGATAGACAGCGTGGTGCTGGAAGCATCGTAGCTGGTTTTGAAGTAGGCCACTTATCTCACCCTCTCACGCGCTCAAGCTCCATGCGGTATACGCCGGCTTTCAGAGAGCAGGATTTGATCTTGTAATCCCGCTTCTTATCCAGCGTTATGAGCTTATCGTTCTTCGGCATAGGACCGTAGTCCTCCTTCTTGACATACAAGAGCAGGTCAGCCTTGTACATTCCCTGGTCGAAGCTCTGCTTTGCGCCGCCTTCCCAGTGTGCTGCACGTTCGGTCACGCCGGGGTGCTGGGTAATGCAGGCCATTTCTTTCCCGTCGATGTAGCGTTTTTCGGCGAACTCGTCCAGGTTAAAGAAAACGGTCTGCACATCCTGCGCCACAAAGTCCTTGAACGTGGGCAGCTGCAATGGGGTGTCGGGTGTGCCGTACTTGTCATCCACGTCCAGCATGGTCTTAGCAGACCTCCGCAACGAGCCAGCTGTCCACCTTGTCAGGAATCGTCAGCGGGCGGGTCTGCAGTTCGAGAATCATACGGTCAGGACCGTGCTTCACATAGGTACGCAGCAGGCGCGGGGTCTGTGCGGTGATGGTGCGCTTGGTGTCGTCGATGTACGAGGTCAGCGCATAAGCCCGCATAAAGCCCGGATTAGACGGCAGCAGAGCGACCTTGTTGTCGTCCACCAGCCGCTTGGTGACGGGGTTGGCCGGATCAGTCCAGTTGTCCAGATAGACTTCGCCGTAGCTGTAGATGTCCAGGTTGGGCTTGTTCAGGTGACCGATGTAACGCACACCATTGGGCAGGTCCTTGGGGTCAATCTTACCCAGTTCGATGCGACGGTTGTCCAGCATCTTCTGCACCTCGGCATCTGCCAGGAAGTTCCGCAGGGCAGTCTTGCCCATAACGGCGTGATCCACATTGGCAAAGCCGTTCGTCAGCACCTGATCCACCCAGTCTTCCAGATCGTCCAGCGGCTTTGCGGCAGACTTGCCCCACTGCTTGGTTCCTTCCAGCTTTACCTTGTTGGTGAAGCCGAAGTCGATGACCTTACTCACGCCGTTGCCGATAATGGGAATCTGGCCGTCCATGATGGTCTTGACGGCCATCCACTCCTCGCGGCGGGTAGCAGCATCGTCCAGACGCTTATAGTCCTCGATCAGCTGCTGTGCGGCGCGTTCCTCCGGGGTCTTGCCGGAGTACAGGTCTTCGCCGGGTGCGCGCTCCAGAGCATCATTGGCGGTGGTGATCGTCAGCGGGTTGATGAGGGGCGGGGTAAAGCTCTCGGTCTTGTAGCCCTGATCGCGGAGTACCTGACCGCCCACCAGCGGATGCACGAAAGATGCCATCTGGCGGTCACCCTTCACGATGTCGATGTCCACACCCTTGGTCGGGAAGGTCTTGATGTTGCTGAAATAGGTATCAAGGAAGAAGGTATGCACCGGGGGAGTGGTGCGCACGACCTCTGCCAGATACCGTGGATCGTAAATGCTTACT